ATGCTCGAAATCACCGCCAAAGTGATTAGCACCTTTATCGCAATAGACATAGCCCGTTACATCCCCGTCGAGGTCAGTCCACGATACTCTGTGAAAGATTTCATCAACAGTGATTCTATTATCGTCATCGACTTGAACATAATTATAAAGGTTTTCGAGCATCTAAATCTCCGGGGTCAACCGTCCATATATTAAGAGCAGCATAATCATCTTCCGTCTTAGCTCTCTGCGTGCAAAGCTCATCGAGTACATTACTCAATCTGCGCCGCCAATCGCCATAAAACTTGTCGTAATCCTCTTTTGCAAGTTTCGCTTTATAAGGAAAATCTGCTGTTATCTTCGCTGAAATCTTGTCATATTCAGCCAGAGTAATACCGGTATTAAGCCACTTTGAAAAGAAGTTATGCAGATTTTTTAGCTCCTCCTGCGCTTTACAGGTATATTGGTATCTCTGCATATTTGTAATACAGTTAATCGGATAATCCACTATTCAAACGCCTTTCTTAATATAAATATGTCCGATTTCGCGGTCACCGCGAAGTCGCCGGCAACCTGCTCGAGAGCCGCCGCCTGTTCGGCTGTGTTGTCCGGCGTGTCCAGAAAACCCAGCAGCGTTCCAATAGACGCGACACGGTCCTCAATCTCAGCGACAATCTTTAATCTGTCAGCCAACATTTCAATTCAGCCTTACGAAAAAAGTCTGACCAGTCCGAACACTATACCTCCGCTGGCAAAGCCACTGCCGACACACATACCAACCAGAAGCATCTTTGAGGCCAGGAGAGTCTTGCCGTGGGGACAGCTTTCAATGTGTTCCTTGATTACTTCCTTAATTATGGCCCGCGCTATCTCTTTGCACTCGGCCTTGTCGCCATCAGTCAGCGCCATCTTGATGTCCTTTCAAAGCCGGTCATCGCCCGCCGAAACCCGAAAATGCGGGCGATAACCCTTTTATGTGTCCCATTGATTAACTGAACGTCGAATGCGATGCGTACTGCCACAGTCCGTAACCGACGTTACGGACCGCGCTGACGCCGACCTGGATGGCCCTGTTATCGAACGCATACTCCGAATCCTCGCCCTTGGCCTTGACCTCAAGCGGCACCTCTTCCTGACGAATAAGCGGCTTGGCCGGGGCATCGGTGCGGAACGTTACGAACTGGGTCGTATAGGTCAGTCTCGGATTCGCGGCGAGCTTGATGTCGAAGCCATCTTGTCGCAGCGATACGATTGCGTTGGTATCACCGGAATTGACGACCGGATTAACAACCGCCGGGACCAGACGTTTCCACAGTGCCGGACTGGTCATAACCAGGAAGTTCTTCGCCTCGGAGTTCATCGGCTCGCCCTGGTCATCTTTGTAGTTGAGCATATAAGCTACAACCCCTAAAATCGCCGAGACCGCCTCCGCCGCCGTCGGCGCCGTTGCCGTCGTGACATCGAGCTCGGTTACCTGGGACGAAGTCAGGAGATTAACCTGCGTGCCGCTGTCACCTTCCGAGTGGTCCGAGTCGAAGAAATACTGACCATCGTAGCAAAGGCCGCTGGTTGAGCCGGTGCCGTTGGCGATGAGTGTGCTCAGAAGCGTCGCATAATGACTGCCCGCCCGCTGGGCCAGTTCAGCTATCCGTATATCTATCTGGCCGGTCTTGTCGCGGCGAATATCATCGAGCAGGATATTGAGCGTCGCCTCGAATGTTTTGTTGGCTATCGTGATGCCGTTCTCGCGGAACGCCTTGGCGTGTCTGCCGCCGAGCCATTCACGCATCGCCGGTACCTGGCCGAGCCATTTGTAAGTCTCGGATTCCTGATCCGAATCGAACAGCATCGATAACGCTTCAATCCACGAAGAACCCATATACTGCTCGAGCGCCGCGAAGAATTTGCCGATTATCGACCTTGAACCTAATCCACTTGCTCCCATCTTGTAACTCCTTAAAAATTTGTCTCGTTTACGGGCGCAAAAAAAGCGGCAATAAGGTGATAGGGCACCCTATTGCCGCTTGGTTTTGCCTTGCCTCGGAGCCGGCTGGCCGGCCAGCCCCGAACCCGTTATTTACTTTTCAATTACGATTCCTGTGCCCACGTGCCGCGCTTGCCGACGATGTTCCAGCCGGCAGTGCCATCAGCGATGAGCCTGAGATAATCACCACGTTTGGCGGTTGTTTGGGTATTCGTGAGCTTTTTGCCATCGCCGCCCGCCGCCATGCCGCATCCGCCGAGGAAGTTATCAGCGGCGTTGGGGTCAACGGCTATGTCTGCCGCCGCCGATGCAGCGCAGTTTACGATTGTCACCTCGATACCGGCTACCGTCGCTATCAGCGTGATAGTCTTGGCATCGGTTCCGAGATAAATAATCTTTCCCGAATCGGTGACGAGGGTCGTGTAGTCATCGGTTTTGAGGATTCGGTTCAGATTCGACCCGAACTCATCCTCCTCGCCCGGGCGGAACTCGACCTCGAGCTTTGTGGCCGATATGTAACGCGTCACGACGCCGACATAACTATTGGCCCCGGAGGCTCCGGCCCCGATGAACGTCAGTACCGAATCGTCCGAGGCATAGACAGGCCGGCCGACATCGGTTATCGCACCGGCCAGTGAAACTTCGAGACGGTATCTGCCGGAAAGTACCTCGATGTTTTTATCGCCCGCCGCCCCGCCGGTATTGTCAACCTTTTTAGTTGCGTGCCCGCGAAACGGGTCGCCCGCTACCAGCGGCTGTCCGTAACCGGAGGCGTTGTCGCCAACGATCGCACCTTCATAGACGATGTCGTCTGCGATGATAGGGATATGGTTACGTTCGCCGCCAACCATTATCATCGGCGAGTCTGCTGCTAATGTTGCCATCTTATATTCCTTTCAAAAAATTTCTGTTTTGTATTTTTGCTTTTTGTGCGGCCTTTTTTTACTTTGCCTTTTTGCCGATTTTTTTCAGGGCATCGCCTGCCGCCGCCGCCCGCTTGCTGTCACCGCCGCCCGCCGCCCGAACGATGTACTTCTCGAGTATCTCGGGTGTGGTCCTGTCGGTTAAATCAAGTACGAACGGCACCCGCTCATCGGCCTTTTTGAGCCTGTTGTAATCACGCACCGCGCCCTCGGCGAAGGGATCATTGCGGTCGAGAACGAAACCCTTTTTATTGAGCTTCGCCTTCGCCGCCGACTGTGCCTCTTTGGCCGCCGCATCGGCTATACGCCCATACAGCTCGGGGTAACTCTTACGGAACTGCTCGACTGTCAGTTTCGCGACATCGGCAGCAGTAGTCTCTGCTATCCAATTAGCAAAGTCTGGATATTGTTCTCTGAACTGCTCGACCGTCATATCCGCCACATCGACCACAGCAGCCCCGGCATCCCCTGCATCCTGCGTTGTTTCGTCAACGGCAGGAACTTCGTTGTCTTTATTTTTAATTTCCATTTTAACTCCTATTTCCTTCTTTTTCGGTTTTTGTTTTTCCGGTTCAGATAGAAGCCGGCCTACTTTTTCTTTTCGCCGAGAATCTTGATCCTGCCCGCCTTGTCATTTTTGACGAAGGCCAGATAAGATGCTTCGTTGCCGGCGAATTCCGCCTGCAGCTCTTTCGATTCGGCGAACTTCTTTTTGAGTTCGTCCTCGCTCATCTTAAACTCATCGACTTTGTCGCCGGTCTTTTTAGTCGGCTCGCCCTGCTTATCCGAGAATTCCTGCTCTGCAGCCGTAAGCGTTTGGGTCTGCTTGTTCTCATCGCCTTTATTTTTGCCGGCTGCGATTTCATTGGTCGCCGCCGTCGCTGTTTCGGCGAGTTTTGTGTTGGCCTCGCGAAGCTTTTCGTTCGCCATCTGCAGGGCCTCGTTGACGGATTTGCCGGCCTCGAAACACTCGACCAGCAGTGACATGTCATCACCGCAGGCGGTCTTGAGTTCGCCGAACTTCTCGAGCATCGCCTTGTCGGCCTTCTCGCCCGCCGCTTTGTTTATCTGCTCGAAAAGCTCCTTGTTCTCGGCGGCAAAGGTCTCGACCGTTAAGGTCTTTTCTGTTTGTTCTTTTGCCATTTTATACTCCTTTGAAAAAATGCTAAATTCTATCTCGCGATTGCCGCCGTCGGCAAACGCCTTCGATTGTGTGTTGGGGGACCATCCAAAATTGCACATAGATGCCTCTTTGATAACGGCCTTGCGGAATACGTGGCCCGGACCTTCCAAAGTATGGCCGTTAACTTCTACAGACTGCCCGGCTTCGACACGCTCAATAATCAACGGAGGAATATATCCGGAGGCCTCCATCGGAAAACCTTCCTTCAAATCATTTTTTATTCTTGTGGCATCGGAGTTGGTGAGAAAATTGCCCGCAAGCCGTGCCGCATCGGTAACGCTCTGACTGATTGAAAAACCTATTCTCTTTTCGCTGATATGAGTATCCAAGACAGGGGTTACTTCCTTTGCGAAGCTAAGTCCTTTCAGGTCAAACGCAAGATTTTCCCAGAACCAATGATTCAGGATGATTTCACCGGAATATAAATTTATCAAAAAATCATATTCTTTAGTACCATCCCCACCATCCGAAAACTGAACATTGGAAATTTTCGTAAACATGCAGGTGTTTACCGGTGCCTTCCTGTCGTTTATTTGTGCCTTCATTTTTGAGTCCCTTTATCAACTTTGCCGCCGCTGAGGCCGCTCAGTATTTCTTCTTCCTTTTTAATATCGGCGACAATATCATCGAACTCATCGCCGTTTCGTGCGCAGATTTTCTTGCGGGTCGTGGTCCTGTTTTCGAGCTCGACCTTATTGGCTATCGCCTCTTTATACGGGTCAACATAGGGCCAGCGATTGCAGATAACCTCGTGCACAAATGCATCATCCGGAGCGGACAGCTTCTTCTCGGCGAGCATTCGGGCGATGAACCACAGCCAGACCCGCGAAACGAACGGGACAACTACATCGGACTGCTCGGTCACCCAGGTCTTTTGAGCCTGCTGATAGGCGATTCTCGCATTCATAAATGTCGCCCCGGAATAATCGAGCAGAATAAGCATCAAGGGTATCCCGAGGGGGCGGGCAATCATACTGAGCATCCGCATTACGAACGGGTCGAACAGTGCCGCCGGCCTTTCGTTGCCGATTCCGACCGCCTTTTCGCCGATGTCGCCGTACATAATCGTGCCCGGCTCTAACTTTTCAAGACGATTACCTTTCTCATCGTATCCGCTGCTTGAAATCCCCCGGGTATAGGCGTTCGGTATCGATGGATTCTGCTGAGAAATGAAAACGGTAAAGCACGCGTTGACCGCCGCCGCCACAACCTCGGCATCGATATACTTCGAGAGCTTGTCGATATAATCAATGCTCGAAGTCAGTGCCGGCTCGCCGCGTGACTGGCTTATCCTTTCAGGGTTGAAAAGGTGATGCACCCGAGCGGCCTCGTACATCTTATAAGAATCATTTTTTATATAGCCGTACTTTTCGGCCTTGCCGATATAATAACCGAGCAGTTCGTTATCTTCTTTGGCAAAGGCAACGCCGTTTATAATATCGTAAAATTCGGGTTTGGACTTCGATGCATAGGGTGTCCCTATCTGCTCACCCTCGACGGCCTGAAGTCTGTCATCGAGTAATATGACCGCCGCATCGCCATCGCGGCGATACGAAAGATACAGGATCCGTAGCAGCTGATTGAAATTGAACCTGCCGGTGACATCACATTTTTTATTGAGCATCTCGTTTTTCCAGAGCAGCTCCGCTTTTTCGTTGAACTTCGTATCGGCTGAGCGGGCCTGTACCTTCGGACCGGAACCTATCACCTCATCGCGTTCAGATTTCAAAAGACCCTTAACGATGGGGTTATTGCGCATAAGGTCGCGGTGGATTTCGCGAAGCTCGTAGAGATTCGTGCCGGTCAGGTATGTATCGCCGGTGCCGCCGGTGCCCGGCCTTTTCTTTTGGGTTCGATGTCGCGAAAGCGCATCGTAGCCCATGCGGAACCGTAACCTGTCGAACTTTGCCTTTGGTGAAAAAATGCCGACGAGATTATCGACCTTTCTCTCGAAGGATGTGTCGGGTCTCGGTCTTTCTGTAAAGGTTCCTTCCGCCATTAAAACTCCGCCACTGTCCTGTTCGCGCAACTGCCACTTGCCTGCTGCGATGCCCGGTCTATTTTATTCTCGAGATATTCTTCCTGCTTGTAGAGTGTATCGAGGTTGGCATAGGTATAGGTCCTTCCTGAGATTGAGATACTCTGGGCGCCGCCCTCTATCGCCGATATTGCTGCCTGAACACTCGCGAGCCGCTCAGCTAAAGTTGCCATATTAACGCACTCTCAAATAAACAATATTCATATTCGTTCGAATAATCATCTTATCTGAAAATACGCAATCGCCTGGCGGGGGGGAATATAGTTGTTACCAATTATTGGTAACACTATCCTGCTATTTTCACAAAACCCTTGTTTTCAAGCCCCAAATGGCGATTTGCTCAACCGCTGATTTCCCCTTTTTTCGCTTTTTTCCCCTTGCTTTTTCGAAATTACCGTGTATTTTTTCTTAGTTTCTGATTTTTCCCTCAATGCTCTTAAAGCCGCAACCACAGGTTCGGCATTTATGGTATCGGATAATATGGCCGCCGCGATGCGGGGCCGTCGAATAGACCGGGCATTTATCACCGCCGCACTGCGGGCACCTGACGACGCTGTATCTTACAACTACATCGGACGTTATCTGGATTTCAGGTTCGGACTTTGGCTTTTTCTTTCGCCCCGAGCCGAAACCATCCACCGGTAAATCATCCAAAAAACCCATCATAAACTAATCTCCGGCAGGTCATCTAAGAACCCCCCGCCACGCCTGCTTTTTTGCTGCTGCTGCTGTTTCTGTTTTCTGAGCTGCTCAAGCATCGCCGGGTCGGCCAGTGTACGCGCCCCGGCCAGTTCCGCCGCGAACGCCGCGTAAACACAGCAGTCCCAAATATGGTTCGGCGTGTGTGCGGTTTTCAGCATCCATGTAATCGAAGTCCGCCTGCCGGTCCGTACGGTCCGCTGTTCTTCCGAACATAAATGTTCGAGCACATATTGGGGCACATTTTTCGGCAGGTGAAAATATCCCGGCCCCGGCACCTTCGATTCGAACAACAGCCGATAGAGCCTGTCCTTTAAGATATTGACGTTCAGGTCGTAACGAATCGATAGTCCATCCGATGTTTTAGTAGCCCGAAACGGACGCGTCTTAACAGTATCATCGCCTCGTACCGGAATAATATCCTGCTCGTTCACGGACCGGCAGAAATCCAGTACCGTATCGGGCCGATAGTTGCAGTCGATGGCGACCTTCGCCGCGAACATTTGATTATCAGTTCCGACAATCGGCCAGCCGAAATTTATGAACTGCCTGACAAGTCTATAATTATCGAGATTCGAGGTGTCGCCGGTCTCGATCCGCTCGGCTGAAATCAGCCAGGCCTGCGACATATAGCCCCACCCGATGACCGTAACCCAGATATGGTCGAGCTGCACATCGAGTCCGGTTGTGAGCATCGCAGCGCCCGCCGGGACCGTGCCATATTCGTAACCGCCGAGCCTGCTCGTGAGCCTGTCAATATCGGTCTGCTTTTTCCGCTCGACCCACGGCTCTGCCAGTTGCGAATTTATAAAGTCCTGCAGGGGCCCGACGTCGCCGGCCTTTTGTGCGAGCCTGGCCGCCGACCATTCAGCCGCCAGGTCATCCACCGTCTGAAAGCCCGGGTACAGCATCAGGGCCGTTATATGATAACTTCGGTGACTAACCACCTCGGGCTGCCTGCTGAGGCTGCCATCATCGAGCACGCCGATTCCATCAGGTGCCCATCGCCCCGCTGATACCGCCTGCCATCGCTGCTGCTCGGTCCAGGGCCGTTTGCAAAAGGGACACAGATACCTGGCATGACCGCCGGTCTCATACTGCCGGGGACTGAGAAGATTGCCCTGCTCATCTTTATCGAGCTGGACATTTTGCCATTTTAAGACATGGTGTTTTTTGCAATGCGGGCATCTCGCCCACCATCGCCGCTTATCGCCGCCCTCGAATTCACGGTCTATCAGGTCACCTTTTAATACGGGCGTTGACGGGCAATACAGTTTCGAGACCGAATAAAATGTGCGAAGTCTCTTTTTCGCCAGCGAAACAGGGTCCGCCTCTTTTCCCGATTTGACGGGAAATTTGCCAACCTCATCGAGGATAATATAACGTATGGGATTATCGGCCAGGGCCGACGGCGAACCGGCCCATGCGATATAAAGTATCATATTATCGAGTATTGTTTCCTTGC